GGTGAAGTTAAAGATGGTAGAGGTGATTATAAGTTCGCTGAAACCTATCTAACACTTAGATTCGGATATTGGGAAAAAATTGACATTGAAGGGCTTGAAAAAGCATTGGATGGAAGATTCAAAGTTGAATTAGATTTTAAAGATTTTGATAGTGATTGTGGTTGGAAATATTCATATAAATTAAGTTAAATGGCTAGAGAAAAAGCATATCCAAACTCTCCTGTGGTAATGGTGTTTAAAACATCCAATCGTTCAAATGCTAAAGTTAAAATGAAAGTTTGGAAGAATAAAAATATAGACCAAGTTCAAGAAGAAAAGTTAGCTGGTGTTCCTCAAAATGCTGAAATTTTAGAATTAGCAGTGGGTGCAAAATTTATTGAAAAATATAAAATTAAATATAAATTATAAAAGGAGGTTTTACCCTCCTTCTATTTATGGGTTTCCCCAAATTTCTCTATTAATTTTAGTTCTTAATTTTAAATCATTATATTGATCTAAAGTTAAAAAAGTACGAGTAACGATGACAACTTCTTGGTTATCATAAATAATAGCATCTCTATCAATGTCTATTTTTTCAACAGTTACAGCTTTTGGGGTTGAGCATGAAATCAAACCAACCAACCCCAAAACTAAAATAAGTATTTTTCTCATTGTATATTGATTTTAGGGGTTATTACAATTATAAATATTACAGTCATATTAGAGTAATATTTTTAGTAAAAAACGTCATATTAAAATTTGGATATTCGAAATATTATTTGTACATTTACATATAAAGAGATAAAAATAAAAGTTATGGATATAGAAGTTTTAGCAGATAGATACGAAGAATTAGAAAATTTAAAAAATCAAATAAACCAAGAAGAAATGGAAGAAGAAAATTTAATTAATGAATTAGTTTTTTTAACCCAAAAACGTGATGAATTATGGGAATATCATCCTAACAACCCCGAAGGAAAAAACTTAATTAAAGTTGTAAAAGAATTAAGTGAACGAATTGATCAAATAAATGACCAACTAATTAAAAACCATACAGTTTTATAATAGGTAGGTTGTAGGATCATATACAAAATGCCGAGGTGGTGGAATTGGTAGACACGAGGGACTTAAAATCCCTTGACTATTACAGTCGTGCGGGTTCAAGTCCCGCTCTCGGTACTAATGTTTTAAAATAAAAAGAGGGAGAATATATTTTTTAAATTTTTATACAAAAATATACCCATTAAATGGAGAGTAAAGCTGAAAGGGTTAAAGCCCCTAACGTTTAGTCTCCCTCTTTTTTCCTGTATAATTTATGTTTGGTTTATTTTCCTCTATTACTTATATTTATAAGTATGGATTTAAATAAATTTTTTAATCAATTCACCAATGATCCTTCTTCATCAACCCAAGATGAAGTAATTGCTTCTTATACTGATTTTTATAATAATCCTATTTTTAAATTGGGAATGTTTAAAAAATTAGTGTTTAATCATGTAAATTTCAATAAAAAACTGCTATTTTCTTTATTAGATGCCGCTTCCAGTGATGGTGATAAAGAATCAAAGAAAATAAAAGAATTTAGCGAGTTAATGATATATAATAGGGCATATAACCAATTAGAAGATATTAACTTTGAAAATGATAAAAATTACATAAAACAAGCCTCAGATGAAGAACTTTTAACTGCTTGCAAGCTGGCTATTAAGTTTTTTGAGGAAAGAGAGGAATATGAAAAATGTGCTAAAATTAAGGTTTTAGAAGATTTAGTATTTTTTTTTATAAAATAGCTTGGCCTATTAGATTTCCTTTAATATCTTATTATTACAGGGAAAATAAGAAAATTAGGAATAAATAAGGGTAATAAAGGGGAATAGGGTATAATGGATACTCCCCATATGTAAAAATTAATTAATATTATTATGAGACAAAGAGATATTATTATTAGTAGAATCGAGATATTGGAATCTAGATTCAAGAATTTAGAATTTATGGTAACACGAGGTAGTTCTGTAGATGAATTTATTAAAACACTAAACCAATCAACTGAAATCCTAAAGGATATTAAGGATATGGTTGAAAGAGAAGAGCTTTCACCTTCTGAGATTAATCGTAGATAATTTTAATTAAAATAGTTATGAGCCTAACAGCAGAACAAATCCAATCAAATTGGGAAGAATTTATCTCCAACATTGAAACCTATATTACTGGGGATCGTAAACAAAAACTTCTTGATTTTTATAATAAATATCAAGAACGTATTATGTTAATGCCGGCATCCCATAAAAAAGAGTACCACAATGCCTTTCCTGGAGGTTATATTGAGCATGTAAATCGCGTAGTACGTTGTGCTTTAAAACAATCTAATCTTTGGTATGAGGAAGGAGCAGATATGACTACTTTCACAACCGAAGAACTCGTATTCTCTGCTATTAACCATGATTTAGGTAAAATGGGTGACGAAGAAAACGAATCATATATCCCCCAGACTGATAAATGGAGAAAGGAAAAGTTAGGAGAGGATTATACCCATAACACCCAGATTCCATTTGCTTCAGTTCCAGATAGAGGACTTTATTTACTCCAATCACATGGTATTCCTTATACATTTAATGAAATGTTAGCAATTCAGACTCATGATGGTTTATATGATGATGCTAATAAAAAATACCTTATGGGATATATGCCCGAACAAAAACCAAGAACCTCACTACCATTTATTCTCCATCAGGCAGATTTAATGGCAGCTCGTATTGAATTTGAGCGTGAATGGTTACCTAAGTTAAAAAAAGAAAAAAATAATTTGGAGAATACAAAAAGTAATTTTACATTAGGGGATAATAAAGGGGGAAATAAAACTACTCCAACTAAATCTAAAGCTTTAAGCTCAATTAAAAGTGAAGGATTAAAAAATATGTTAGATAATTTATGATACTAGAAATAATTATTACAATTTTATCGATTTTGGTCGTAATCTTAGGATATACGACCTTTAATCTACTACGCAAGAATGAGAAACAAGAAGATATTTTAGTTTCTTATATGGGGTATCTTTCTAAAATAGATATTGCAATCCAAGAATCAGATAAAAAAATTAAAGAAATAGATGAAAGAGGTTCATTTAAATCTGATGATGAAATTGGGTGGTTTTTTATTGAAATTAAAAAAATTCAAATGATTTTGAATGAATTTACTATAGAAGAACTTTGATACATACTGTGACTAAAAAAAGAAGAAAAAAATCAAAAAATTATTTCACTTCAGAAACAGAAGAGGCTATTATTTTATATAATAATACAAAGGATACTGTAATTAAAAGTCAGATATATGAACAATTTATTCATTATCCTTTCTTTAAACTTACAGAAAATATAATCCATACCTTTAAATTTTATTATACTGAAGTAGATGAAATAGAACACTTACAACATGAAGTAATTACTTTTCTTCTTAGTAAAATCCATTTATTTGACCCATCTAAAGGAGCTAAAGCATACTCATATTTTGGTACTATTGCCAAACGTTATTTAATAATTTCTAACCAAAAAAATTATAAAAAAAGAGTAGATAAATCACCTTTAGAATCATTATATGATGATGAAAATCATTCATATAATATAGATGAGGATAATAGTGAAAATTTTATATCTAAATTTATAGATTTATATGTAGAATATGTTACGATTAATATTTATAATTTATTCCCAAAAGAAGAAGATGCTAAAGTAGCTGATGCTATATTAGAATTATTTCGTAAAAGAGAAGATATAGATATTTTTAATAAAAAAGCTTTGTACATTTACATTCGTGAAATGGTAGATGTAAAAACTCCTAAAATAACAAAAATAGCTAATCAATTATATGATATATTTAAAACTAATTATGTTTTTTATATAGAATATGGTTATGTTGAGTTTTCTTAATTTATATATTTATAAATAAAATATATGGGTAAGTTAGATTCAGTAATCTTTGGAAAAAAGAAATTTTCTGATTTATTAGAGGAAATTTATAAAAATCAAAAAAGAAGAGAAGATCAAGTATCATCTTTAATTTCTGAATTAAAACCTTTAGTTCAAGAAATTGGTGATGCTACTCTTATTGTCCCTTTAATTAAAGAATATTTAGAAATTGGAGTTAAGAATGATGAGCAATTAATTAAAATGGCTACTATTGTTCAAAGAGCAATCCAAAATCAGGGGGATGATGGTAGTCTTGGAATTTCTGAAGAAGAAAAAGCTCAATTACTTCAAGAAATAGATAAGCTTAACAATAATAAAAAGTAATGGCTTCTAGGTTTGGTTTTTCAGGTTTAAATTCTAATTTAAATCGTAATAAGGATAATAA